TATAAAATTAAGTTGATGAGTCATTTAATAAATATCTCATTAAAGTTGTAGTTGGATTAAAATCATAATCTTTTACACAAGATGTCAAAATTACAGATACGCAAATGATAAAAATTATTTTTCTCATTGTTTTATTTTACTAAAATTAGTGTCCTCTATAACTTTCATTTTCTTAATTGGCAACCCAAGGTAAAAAATATAACATTCAGCGCAGTAATAATCATACTTATAAACTGCAACTGCATAAGCATGATGACATCTTTCACAATTAATTAATTTAGTTTTTTTTCTTTTTTTCATCTCTTTTATCTTTAAGATGTTTAATCTCTAAGTCACAATAATGTTTTATTTTTTCTAAATCCTGTAATGGATTGCCTTTTAATAAATACCTACAAACGTATTTAATTATATTTGCTTGCAATGGATTTAAATTATTTTTTCTTATAAATGTCCAAGGTTGTATAACAAATCTTTTATAATGAGATCCTCCGACTTGTTTACCATCTGGAAAGGTTTCATCGAACATATCTTTATGTGTCATATTTTAAATTCCTGTAAAATTTTAATTTTTTCTTCAGCTTGTGCTATTTTATCTACTAATTTATCTACCTCATCAATATGTTGTGGATGTTCTCCTATCCCAACCGCTTTTTCAAAATATATTTTTATTGTAGCTTCAGCTTCTGATATCTGTGCATTATATCTATCTTCCAAAGCATTTATAATTAATTTTCTAAACATAGTTTGCCTCGTATTGTTTAAAGTATTTTCCTAAAGGAAAGTTATATTGATGATAAGTACCTAACAGATGAAGCGTTTGTTTACATCTAGTAGCACCAGTGTACCAAACTCTTAACTCTTTAACTTTATCTGCTAAATTTTTTTTATCAAAATGAGATGGGAAGTTGCATTTACTTGCTAAAACAACATTATCAGCTTCTCCACCTTTTACTTGATGTATTGTATCTATAATAATTTTAGGTGGTTGTGTTAAATCCACACCTTCTTTCATTAACTTTTGAAAATATTGTTTATCTTTGTCTTTAAATTTTCTTTTAAACACCTGATTCCATGAACTTTTTTCATCTCGCATACCACACCTTAAATGTAATTCATCAAAAGTAAAGACTTGATTTGGATGTGCAAAACTCCACTTTTTACTATCTGATGACCGGTAGCCGTGATCTATGTTTAATAAATATTCATACATGGTAACAGCTTCCTCTCTATTTATGCTGCCACCCTCACATATTTTTTCCCAATATTGTATTGCATAAAACTGATTCGGATCAAATGATTTATTATTCTTTTGATCTTGGTAATATAAGCCAAGATTTTTAGCCTCTGTTTGTAATTCTTTTTTAACATCGTTTATTCTTGCAAGAACCATCCAACTCCCATCCATATCCCAAGGAACTTTTTTTAAACCATTCCATCTAAAAATAGCCCCGTCTTTGTCATTAGAATAAAATTCTTTTGGCACTCTATTGTCACCCATAGAATTTAATAAACATTTAGAAAAAAAGTGAATGTTTTTATTTAATCTTACTGATTTTTTTAACACAAGCGATTTTCCTGGAAAGGTTTGAAATAAAGATACATCAGCACCATTCCATTCGTATATTGCTTGATCGTCATCTCCTGCGATGTAAACACGTTCTACGCCTTCAGACATTTTTACAACCATATCCCACTGTAAAGGTGTAAGGTCTTGAGCTTCATCTACCATTAATACTTTAAAAGGCACTACTAAACCATCACTAATAAATTTTTCTACCATATCAGTAAAATCTAATCTATCCGGTGTCCGTTGTCCGTTCTCTAGTTCCATTGTTTTAAATTCTTCGTAGCCATTAATAATTGATTTAAATTGCTGCAACCTTACAGCTTTTCTAGATTGCTGTTTGTAAAGCCATACAGGATCTACCTTCATGTTTCTTGCTCTATCATATATTTGTAAAGACCAATTGTTGTAAACCTTTTGATCATCGTGGCCTTCTTTGTATTTAATTTTAATTGTTCCATATTGTGTATGAAATATAAGCATATCTGCTTTTGGATCTAATACAGGTATTTCAGCAAACTGTTGTCTTGCAAGAGAGTGGAGTGTCCTAAAATATTTAAACGCATCTTCATCATAACCCTTAAATTTTTGTCTAACTCTAGTCACACATTCATTTACAGCTTTGTTTGTAAAAGATACATAACATATCTCATCAGGAGAATATCCCTTTTCAAGATAACGTTTTACACGTTTCAAAAGGTTTTCTGTTTTTCCAGTGCCTGGTGGTCCAAAAATTTTAATTGTCTTCCCACGCAGCCTTTGCTTTAACGAATTTGACATCTTTATTTTTATGTTCAGTTTGTTTTGGTAAGTTTACTACCCAATGCCTAGTTTGTATCCCTTTAAATTTAGCTTTTGGTTTAGCACCACCTTGTTCTAAAAATCTTGTGCACTCTTTTTCATTCCAATTATAGCTCATTTTTTTCATAAAAGCTCTAAACGTTTCAAGTTTGAATCTCATCTCTGTTTCATCACGCCATATATTACCACTATCTATTTGATCAAATTCAGTAGTATCCTCAACGTCTTCTAAAAACCTACCCATTCTAGAATTAAATACATCACTACCTTCTTCTCCTGCATCGAACCCTTCCATATCTTGTTTGTTAGAAATTAATTCTTCTAACCAATCTCTATATGGATCAGGATCTCTTTTTGTAGGCTTTAATGCCCTCCATACAATATCAAAATTTAAAAGTTGTTCTCCTAATAATTGTTGTTGATATAATTGTTTTGTTGAAAGTCTTATTGATTTACCTTGTATCGGTAAAATCCAATAAGGTTCAGGATATGAATTTACTTTAATAAGTTTACCAACTTCTGGTAGTGCTTCGTTTGCACCAATACCTAATTTACGTTTTACACATTCACTTGATACACAATGCATTCGAGCAATTGAAGTTTTACATTTATAAGCATATTCTTTATTCTCTACTCCCTTAAATATATTTTGTAATTCTTTAGGATGTAATTTTTCACTACAAACTTTTGCCATCATCTCTCTTGTCCATTCTTCATACATAACAGGATCAGGATTAATTTTTTTTGCTAACACTGCTACGTTAAACATAGCGTCATTTCTACCTTCACCTTTTTGAACTTTGTTTTTCATAAAGTTTACAACACAAGGTGGATAGTCTTTTGTTTCATCATCTTGAAATATTTTTAATTTTTTAAAAGTGTTAGGATTTAATCTAAATTTTTTTACAAACTCAAATAAGTTTTCTAATTTAATAGAGTTACAATTATCATCCATAGCAACTCTAGTTGTCATATTAAATTTTTGATATGGTAAGTTTACAAAATTACCTTTTCTCTTTTCATCCCAGTTTTCGGGAGTAAGATCTACTTCATCTTGTGCAGGAAAAATATCTGTAGTGGTATCATTAATACCAAGGTCGGAAGCTAACTCAATTAACTTTTTACGCATCGCAGATGCAGGAACTACACCTTCGATAAATAAAATTAAATGGAGTCCGTTGGATTTTGATCTGAATGGAATGAGTGGGTATTTCCTTTTCCGTATAACCGATATAATTTCCTGATGCTGTATATTATAACGATCAACATCGATGACCCCCCAACTGCATGTATTATCATCTCGAATGGGAACTGATCCATAGTAAGCTTCTCCTTTTAAATGTTGCAACCAATGATCTTTTGTCATCGGAGAAGGTTCAACCCAATGTTTGAAATCTGCTTTCCCTTTAGAGTTTTTCTTACCCGTTGGTTTAGAAACACCAAAATATGTAGTAGAGCCCTGAAAGAGTTCTATAAACTCTTCCAGGGTTTTGTCAAGTAGGTCCATACTAGAATGGAGTTTTTTCTACTGATTCTTCTTTACCGTGGTTAACTCTTACTGCACCCTTCTTACAAGTTTCATAAAACTCATAAGCTGCTTTTATTGTTTCTTCGCTCTCCACTGTTCCTTTATGCTCTATCTCCCATCCATACCAAGATCCAAGATTGTTTTTTTCTAAAACAGTCTTCATATTGTACATTTGAGTAAACGGAGCGGGTTTAAAGAACCCCTTACCATCCTTTTTCTTTGCTCTCAAAGACATCATCATAGAATTCCATTTTTTGGACTTCTTTCTTTGAGTTGACTTCATAGTAATTAATGCAGTTGAAGACTTATCTTCTTCTACAATCATTACATAATGAGATGCTGTCTCTTCTATGTAATTACCATTTTCAAGTCTATCTTTACCATCGTCACCTCTGGTAGTTTTACTCATGATATCCGAATCGGCAGGATATACATTTATAGGAGCAGAACTGCCTTCTTGTCCTCTATCTCTCCACTCAATGTATTCTAATTTATAATAACAAGGTATAACTGTAATTCCTTGTTGACCGTTGTAAAGTTCATCGGTCACTGTATTATAAATCATTCCAGGTCTTGCAGTTTCAATAAACTGACTATCTCCTTGAGTAACTTGAGGTGATAATTGTCCTAGAACTTTTAGGAATGGTAATGCTAGACTTTTTGAATCTACATTATCAAAACCTGTGTCAGCAAATTGTTCGATATTTATCGCTGCAACTGCTCCTGCTTCTTTTTTAATCGCCACTTGGTTCGATTGTCCGTCTTTTAGTTTCATTTTTTACCTATTATTTGTTAGTTATTTTTGTTTTTGTTGCGATGTACACACCAAACAAATCAAAAGGCAGTTCCTTACCGCCTTCAACTTGTTCTCTAACAAAAGCTTTTAAAGTCATTGGTTCTACTTTTTCTTTTTTGTTATAAGCAAAACCGTTATCTTCACAAACTTTTACTAGTTCCGAGACTTGATTGTCTTGACCTCTGCCGAAAGATGCCGTGATTGTATTTTTAATTAAATCTTCATGGCCTCTATTTCTTAACCAGCTGAAAGCCTCATCAACTCTTGATTCAGGAATTTTTGCTGCATAGAAGGGTTTTACTTCTACAGTAGAACCATCTGCTAACTTCAACAAAGATACACCAGCTTCCTGCATCATCTCTGGAATTACTCTTTCTTCCATATCTCTAGCTTTATGCTTAAGTAATGAAAGTTTTTCTTCTTCTTGTTCGATTTGTCTATTTAAATCTTTTAAGTGATTGCATTTTTCAGAGATAGATTTAACACTATCTTGACTAATGTCTATATTAGACATTTTTTCTATATCCATATTTTCCTCCTATGCGCTCATAAATTATTTAATTGATCTTTGCAACAAAAAAATATAAAAACTTTTTTGATGTGGATATACCCTTATAAAACTTTACCCTACGAACATCAAAGAAACGCATTAAAAGAATCAGCTGAAAAAAATAATTGGGCCTATTTTATGGAAATGGGTACAGGAAAAACAAAAGTAACTATTGATAATATTGGTTTTTTATTTTTACAAAGAAAAATAGATTCTTGTTTAATTATTGCACCTAAATCTGTGTATTTGAATTGGCAATCTGAAATAGAAACTCATATGCCTGATGTTATAAAGTATAGGATATATAGATGGAATATAGATAAACCAAAAGATTATTTTAAATTAAATGAATTTTCTCACCTTAGAATCTTTCTAATAAACGTTGAAGCTTTATCAACTAAAAGGGGATTTGAAGGATGTGTTGATTATCTTACTAAAAATAAATCAAACTTTGTAGCACTGGATGAATCAACCACAATAAAAAACAGACAAGCAAAAAGAACAAAAAACATTTTACAATTAGGAAAATTATCTCATAGAAAGCGAATATTAACAGGATCCCCAATAACAAAATCTCCATTGGATCTTTTTACACAATGTCAGTTCTTAAGTCCAGAATTATTAGGTTTTAGTAGTTATTTATCTTTTAGAAATAGATATGCAGAAATGACTGATATTCCAGTCGGTTCAGGTAGATTCATATCTGTGCCTAAATATTATAAAAGACTAGAAGAATTAGAGGAAAAAATGAAAGCTTTTGCCACTAGAATACGAAAAGATCAATGTTTAGATTTAAAACCAAAAGTACGTCAAAAAAGATATATTGAGTTGGAAGGTGAAGGTAAAAAAATATATGATCGTTTAAGAACTTCAGCACTAGCTATAGTTGAAGATAGCACAATATCATTTTCTAATAAACTCACAGAAATAATTAAATTACATCAAGTATGTAATGGATTTACTAAAGATGATGATGGTAAAATACTTAAATTACACAAGCAAAAACTTAATGCTCTTGAAGAAACACTGGAAGAAACAGATGGTAAGGTAATTATCTGGGCAAATTATTTATATAATATACATGAAATTAAAAATTTTTTAATTGATAAATATGGTAAAGAATCTACAGTATCTATTTATGGAGAAGTTAGCGTTGAAGATAGAAAAAATGCTGTGGATCGTATACAAAACGATGACAGCTGTCGTTTCCTTATTGCTAATCCTTCTACTGGGGGCTTTGGTCTTACTCTTACCGCTTGTAATACTGTTATCTATTATTCGAACTCATATAATTTAGAAATCAGAATGCAATCTGAAGATAGAGCGCACAGGCTTGGTCAAAAAGGAACTGTGGTTTATATAGATATTGTTGCTAGAAATACATTAGATGAAGCTATTATGAAGTCACTGACTAATAAAGGTAAACTAGCTGCAAAAACATTAGGTGAAGAAGATCTTAAGAATTGGCTTTTATAATATCATTGTATTGTTCAACTCTTATTAAAAATTTGTCCCCGTATTCTTTTAAATCCGATTCATTTAATTTAAATTCTTGATATTGAAGATCTCTACTACACATAGATATTACACCTTGTTCAATAGGACCATAGTTTCTTTTGTGTGCTAAATAGTAAGCACCAAGTTGTAATTTGTAATCTTCAACCCATTCTTCTTTTTTAGGTTTGTTGGTTTGTTTCCAATCAACAATACTAGGCTTACCGTAGCATATCGCTGTAAGGTCACAAGTTCCTGCAAATCTATTTTCAAATTCTAAACTTACTTCATTTCCCCAAATCTCTTCTAACTTTATATTGTTTAGAATTGTTTTAGCCATCATTCTTGGCTTACTTCCTTCTTCCATGGCATTATAATAACCTTGTCCATTTAAAGTATATTCTAATACTTGATGCATTTCAGTTCCTATAGAAGATGCTTGTTTCATTATTCTATCTGCTTCAGCATCACCAACACGTCTTCGCCAGTTAGCTAAAAATCTTTTGTCACTTGTTGCTGAAAGAATTGTGGTTACACTTGGCACCTTAATATTATCAACTAAATATTTTCTACCATTTGTGTCTGAAAATCTATTATAGTGCTTATAGGGATACTTTTTGATAAGCTTCATGAATATGTTTTAATGCATCATATTCATAAGTAAAGCTAATATTATGGCTCCTCCTCCACCCATAATCATTCTTTCTATACGTGTAATTCTTTCTTTCATATCTTTGATCTGTTCAAATGTTTGCTTTTGCATGATTCTGCAAAGCTTTTCATGATCATCAATTCTTTGATTAGCCGATCTTTTGGGCATCGTTCCTCCTTGCTATTTCCTGAGATGTTGGATCATTAGGAAACAATGCAGCTACTTGTTGAGCTCTATTTTGTCCGGTGTTCGGTAGCGTTGGAGCTTCAGGAGGTGTTAAAACTGGACTTTCTAGTTGTAAGTCTCCCATGACTGAAGCAAACTCCTCTTGATCTCTTTCTGCCTCTTCTCTATCTACTACCGCATTATTTTGTAGTGATCTATCAATCATACCAACTAAATTATTATCTTCTTCAACACTACCCGAAGATTTACTAAAATCATTAGCAAATAAAACTTCTTTAACTTTGTTAGGAACATTTTGTTCATACAAAGGTTCAGGTATAGACATGGGTAAGTTAGACAATTTATCAATTATTTCTGCTTCACTAATATTTTTAGGATCAACTCTAGGTATATCTTTATCTTCTTCACCTAAATAATTTATTAATCTAGCTAATGCATCTCTTTTTCTAGTTAAACCTAATTTTAAAGCAGATTCAGTTACAGCTTTTGTTTTACCTAAAATAGTATTTGTCTTTAAAGCATCGACAATTGTATTAATACTTCTTCCTGTATAATAATCTCTACCAGGTAAAAAAGTTGCTTTTGGTGTACCTGTTCCTAATTTTTCACCTCTTAAAAGCTTTAGTGTTTCTTCAGGTAGCAATGCATCGTTCATTGCTCTCAAAGCCACAGGATCTGTAAGTATTTGACCTGCTCTTCTTGTTAATAAAAGAAACGCAGCAGATGCTATTAAACCAGCACCTCCAAATGCTAAACCTAAACCACCAACAACTCCGCCACCTAGTGTTAATCTTCTAGCTAAAAATTGTGATGGATCCGATACTTTTGTTTCACCAATAGCTTTCATGTATGAAGCAAAATTGTAAAATTCTTCTGCACCTTTATTACCAAGCATATATTGAATTTTTCTTCTACCAGCCTCATCAAATGAATTTGCAATACCAAAAGATTTCATAAATTTATCTGCACTGAAATCTCCGAACTCATCACCACCAAATTTTAACGCTGTAGTATCAAATATACCGTTGTTTCTTTTTACAGTTTCAATACTAAAATCATTAAGATTTCTTTTTTGATCTCTTGTCATAACTTTAAGTGTGTCTGTTAAATATGAAGCTCCTGCTCTCACTGATGCGTCTTCATCAACAAAGTTTAAAACTGATTTAGCACCTGCATCAGCTGGCGCATTAAAAGCTCTTAAAAATTTATTAAAAGCGTATTTTGCTGTAACTGCTTTAAATAAATCTTTTCCGCCTTCT